CTCGAATATAGTCCTTTTTTGCTAAAGCTCGAGCAGACAAAATGTCACGCAGAATAGCTAAACGGGTAGAATAATAACCGCGTTCACTATCTTTGCAATCATTAAGTAAAGCAAGAGTAGTAGCAATACATTCACAAACTCTTCGATCATAAGTAACCTCGTCAACATCAGCCATTCGGCCTAAATCAACAAGTGGTTTCTGAGATTTCAAGTAAGTGAATTCGTTGTCGTAAGCGTTCTTCTGTTCATCCTTCCAACAAAGGGTGAAATCACCAGAAGTGACAACTTTGACTCCAATTTCAATAGCAAGCTTATAAAGTTTGGTTAGAGTCTCTAAAAAGTCCCAGATGGAAACTTTCTTTCTAAGAGGCTCAGGACTAAAAAGCGTGATGTTTTTAAAAGAGAAGTCCACGTTTTCAATCCAACCTAATGAGATTGCCATACTCAAAAGGAGGGAAACTAGCGCGAATAGTTCACAATTCCGAATACATTCCCAGTTATCAACCAAAAAAGTGGCGATAGTGGTGAAATTAACATTGGAAAGGTTAGCCCCATAGCGCGTGGACAGTTCTCGAAAGCGATACCATATAGGTCCAAGCATATCAAGCATGTAGCTCGAAAGATCCATAGACATGTTAAACACATCTTGTTTGGAAGCTTGAGAAGTATAGACTCTCGGGTCCTTGGGCTTAGGCAAACCTAATTCCCGCCGTTGTTTAGCGAGTTGTGCACGTGCTCTGCGTGCGCTTGCCTTAGTAGCATTTTTCTTACGTTTAATATACTTAGAACGACCGTAATCGCATTGACTCTGAAGAATAAAGCACGAAAAGAAAGCGAAATTATAGGAAATAAATAGGTACAATCCTAACATAACGTTAAAGAGCAAAGATCCGATTTGAAAAATAAACAGGGTCTTGGGGGTGACAGAAGTTTGAGTGTCTGCCAACACTATACTACAAACTAGCACTAAAAGTGATAGTGAGAATCCCAGTGGCACATTTAATTTTGATTCCTCGTAAAGGTAACTTTTCATGTTTTCTGATAAATCAGGGGGGGGATTAAAATACTAGACTCAACGGTCTGTAAAAATATAGTAGTAATTTGGTAAAAGATGTCAAAGACAATCATCTATAATACTGTCTCAAGTAAGTGTTCAGGGATAAGGAAAAATTAGGCGGCCAAGCCTCCTACCTCAGGTTGTCAGTAGGTAAACTTATATAACACAAACTATATTGAATGCAATAATGTTCCGGTACGTTGGATAAAATAGTAGCACAAAAACCAATTGTTCCTTAAATAATTCTTTAAAACTAGAATTTCGTTCAACCCTTCTGCGGGTGAAATTCATAATTGTAATAATACTTCTTATAAAGGTGGGATTTAATGTAACTAAAATAACATCTACATGAATCAGCAGATTCAAATCAAATGGTCTAAAATTAATTAAGACTAAGGTCCAGTCAATGATAAGGGAGCGGTATTTCAGTCGCTCCTAACAATGTAGGACAAGAGGGGTTTGCTTTATGCGGAGTGGGCTCTCCGGGTCGCGAGGATATATGATAAAAACTAGTAGTCACAACTAGAATCTAATATCATCACAATACTTTGGAAATGGTTTAATTTCCGGAGTGGTGACTAAATAATGAACTTAATACAATATAACCAGACAGGTAGCGTTAGCTAACTGAAAGGTCTCTTAAATATGTTGCAAGAAAATATTTGTAGGGGGGTTTGCCCCCTAAAAAGTATTCTTGTAAAATACACTAATTTAATAGTAAAGAGAGCAAGTTAATTGCAGTAAATAAAAGTGAATGCCGGGTGTCGCGGTAAAACGAC